CGCATTGCATAAATTGGTTGAATCCATTAGAATTTGGTATTTCTTTTTGACTTTATGAATTGGGCGGCTTCATCTTCCAAGTTTTTATCAGATTTGATTTTGCCGGCATGGAGCCATTCGTCAATTTCCGATTTTAGAAACATGATACGTTTCCCTCTTTTGTGGAATGGGATTAGATGGCAACTCGTCCAACCATATACAGTTTGTTCTGCCGGGTGGCTGGGAATATAATCACACAATTCTTTGAGGTTCATCCATTGTTCGGTTGGCACGCTTTGATTCTGATTATTTAGTCCATCTATTTTAGAATCCAGCTCATTCAATTTATCCATCAACCACGACACAGCTTTAGGTAAATCTTCAAATGTAATGTTCTTCTCACTCATATTGCTACTTGTTTTTTGATTTTTCGGCAAAGTAACAGCGATTGCGCATACTGATTTCATGGTGTAATACATCACATAAAAAAGCAGTAACGAAACATAATCATCATAAGAATTACCTGTTGATTATCAATGTGAATAGTGGAGAATGTCAATAGTAGATTTTTATGGTAATGTCACCAATCATAAAGGATTCATAAGGCGGTCACAAGAAAAGACTGTAGATAAAAATACAAAAAGCCACCCACGCAGAATCTACGCAGATGGCTATATAAGTAACTATTAACAGCAAGCAAATTACTTCAGTTTGGATAAATAAACCTCAAATAGTTTGATGTAAATTTTATCTAACAAGATGGTGATTGACATATACAAAAAATAATTTTGCAGTTTGTATCCCAGAGACATCATTTCCTTTATAGAAGGTAAATTGTGTTGATAAGAACGTGTATTATGAGCACAACGATTACGTTCTTTATAGACATACTCCTTGAATATCTCCAGCAAACTAAGTCCGCAAGTTGCAGTTCTCTTTTCAGCTTTAATATTGTTCTTATTTAGAAACAATTGTGTGCCCTGCATTATCCAACTTTTATCTATATTTATTGTAAGCAATTTATATTCATCATAGCTCCTTTTGAAATTTCGCACCAACAAACTATTTTCAAGTACACATTGAATAGAAGTTTTCCAGTCATCAAGTATTTCATCTCTAATAGCATCAGTAATATCAAATGTTTCATCAAGCTTTTTAATCTCATTCAAAAGATCATTATACACCATACATTTGTCATCGTAACTAGAACACTCGCCATATGGCTTGCGTTCATACCGTTCATAGCGGTACTCATAGTCCCTGCATGCCATTTCCCAACATATACATTTCAACTTTTGTTCTTGGGCTCCGGTTAATCGCAAAAAAAGAGAATGTAGTAAATAGTCACTAATTGGGTATGTCTCAATACCACCATTAGTAGCATCAAGAGATCTAAACGCTTCTTTTATTATTGCCGTTTCAGGTCTCAGAATAAACTGTATATGGTTAGTGGGCTGGATGTATGACATAACGATTGAATATAGTTATAGATTGTTCGACACGAGTACGCATATATTTCAATAATGAAGGAGAGGCTCTGTGACCATCATTCCGTTTGAAAAAGGATATTTTATTTTGAAGTTCCCTCATTAGAGCATCTTTACGAGTAAAATCTATATTGTTTCCTTCTATTACGGTATTGTACACAAGACCAAACATATAAACATCAGAATCAATGATTGACTTGAAATGTAATTGATTATATCCAAGTTCGTTTAAAGTATCATTTAATAGAGTAATTCTTGGAGCGAAATCTTTGCCAGGAAATATCGTTGAGAATTGAACAAACACACCATTATTTTTATCATTGACAACAGCATATATATATTCCTCATAGTATTTCTCCATTTTAGGCTTATATCCTTGCGCAAGTCGGTTGAATCTTCCATCTATTTTATATTGCGATAGAATTGCCATTGTCCTAACAAAATCGTATGCTTGATTTTTCCCGACTAATTCAATTTTTAGATTTCTGCAACATTCTGGATCAAAGAAACTTTGTAGTTCTGATTTAAGGAAATAAAGTGATTGACGACTTTCAATCGGATTTAAAGGAGTTCCTAAAATATTTATGTTACGGAATACGGAAGAATAAAATTCATGTTGCTCCGCTTCATTATCTGCATTAGGGATAATGAAGGAAAATGGGAGATATTTGTTCTCAAAAAAGTCTTCAGTTATTCCATAATTTACAAAGCTATATTGTTGATGAGTTATTG